CCCCGTTGGTCCCTCCCAGTCATCAAAGTATACGCTGAGCGGAACTGTTCGGCCATCGTCATCAGGCTGCGATGAATGTAGGAGTTCATTTTCAAGGTAGTGGATAGCTTTTTTAAGGTCGTCAACCTTTGTGTCAGGACTTTTGAAACCGGCTCTGCAAATATATTTAATAGCATTGCCGAGATGATAACTAAGTTGTTGGTCGCGGATGAAATCCCAAACCTCTATGCTTCCTCGGGTGTAGTGAGAAGGGGACGGCTGGGCCATTGTTTAACTAGGTTTGTAACAGTGTTTGATAAGCAGAAGTTCTGCTTTTGTAATGCAAGGAAGAGTGTAATGATGTCTGCCTTGTCAGCTTCTGGCAGTAAATCCTCAAGCCGTCTCAGCTTGAAGCTCTGCTCCATCGTCAGTTCCATCACTGGCGGTGGCGGGAAGCCATGGTATGACTCGTTTGTTGATTGCGTCATAGTCAGTATGTGTAAGAATCTTTGCCAGCCTTGCGTTCATCAAAGCTACATCTTCATCCAATTCTTTGGACTTGAATGCTTTGACAACTGTGTCCCATGTGTATCCATCCTTGTCTAGCAAAGCGATAGCACGTTTGACACCAATACCTGGCACACCACCGTAACCATCTGTCTGGTCACCAGCAAGTGTTTGGATAAGATGCCAACGCATCCCCTCCTCTTCTGATACCTCAATAGTTTCATCAAGGTTGTAAAGTTTGCCAGGGATTTGACGCATGTCTTTGTCTGGACTGACAATAATGTTGCCAGGTTCAAACGTTGCGTAGATACCCATGGCATCGTCAGCTTCTAGCTCAGGAATCCTGACCACTGTGTAACGCTCACTCAGTTCTGAGATAACTCGCCTATAGCCACAGGGCTTCTTTCTATTTCGGTGACCCTTGTAATCTGGGTAAATTTTTTTCCTAAAATTTTGAGAGTCACTAAAGAACAGGATCAGTTCAGGAATGTCCCACATAAACTGTTCTTTGATCTTGCTCAGTTCACGCTCGACACTGTTGAGTGCCCTACTGAACGAGCTGACGACCACAATGACGTCGTCACCCCAATCAATCTCATCCTCTGCTGCAGCACAGCATTTGTAGACAATGAAGTCAGCGTCAATTAGCAGTTTCATTTTTTGGAGTGATACCAGGCAAAGAATTCGTCGCACTTGGCACGGCGACGTTCGTGCATGTAGGGGTAGAAGCAAATAAGAAGTTCTCTTATTGTTTCACGAGCTGATGTTTTCCATTTGCCAACGGGTTTGTAGTGTTCCGGTCTCGAAGGACTTTTACTCAACCCGTTTAGATTGCCGACACAGCCAATAGCCTCGTAAAAAGACCACAGGACATCCATGTCAGTCATTTCGACTTTCATGTCCCATCTGTCATTCTTGCTGTCATAGGTAAGACAGCCTTCACCCTCAAAAATACCAATGGCCCAGGCAAAAGGATCAGTGAACGTCAGCCCAACTGTGTCCTTCTTTGGCTTCGGCAGCGATTGGTACTCTGAGATTGTAGTATCTTCCTGCATCTCCTGCAGTACGTTCAAGGCAATCTGATAGGGAGTTTGCATAGTTTGGGTGGGTTTCAAATTGTAGTTCGTCGTGGATAAATGCAAGCTGGTTGCAAGGTATATCCAGTTCTTTTGTTGCTGTATCGTTCAGTACCATCCAGCGTTTTGCGATAACGCCAGCGCCTGACTGGAGTAGGTAGTTGAGTGCCTTGTGTTCACTCTGTACTTTGATAGGTCTACCGTCTATAGATTTGACGTAACCTTTTTTACTTGCAAGTTTTATGGCTGCAAGCAATTCTGCAAGGCCATCAATAGCAGAAACAAACGCCGCTCTGATTTCTTTTCCTTTGGATTTAGCATTGCTATCACTCAGGGAAGAGTCAAAGGAGAGACCGATTTTGGCATCGCCTGCCCCGTAGAGGAAGGCATAAGTGATTGTTTTAACTTCGCGCCTGCTGATTCCAATTCTGTCTGCGTTGACTTGATGGATGTCTCCATTGAGGAGTACGTCCGCGTAGCGTCCCGCATCATATTTAGCGAGGTAATTTGCGAGCATCCGAAGCTCGATGCCGCTAAGATCGGCACCCACCATAACTTTGCCAGGCGATGCTTTGAAGAGTTGTCTACAGTCATGATCAGAAGGTACTTGACTTAGGTTTGGCCTACGATGTGCACAACGATGTGTATTAGTTGCAACTGAGCAGTGATGATGAACTCGACTAGCAGTCGTACATAGCTTGAGCCATGCGTTCACGCCTTGCGAGATCATCCCCAATTTCTTTGTAATAGTCAGACACTTGAGAAAGCCCTCTGCAATCGTAATCCCACTCGAAGCAGCTTCCTTCAGTACAACTTCGTCGATTACTGCTTTCCCTGTTTCTGTTTTGAGTGTTGGTTCCCATCCGTAATGTTCTCCCAAGAACCATGCAATATGGTCCCTTGATGTGGGGTTAAGTTCAGTGATGCGGGTGAATGTAGCTCCGGCGATATACCCGTAGCGTTTGTTATTTCCCTTAGGAGTAAATTCCGGTCCTGGGACGTAAGCGTGCCCGTCGCGTAATACTGCACAAGTTTCTTCAAGTTCTCTTCTGAGAGATGATGACAGTTCCCATGCAGCGCGTTCATCAAAATACCATCCATGGAGTTCCTGTGTGGTGAGAATTTGTGCAACCTGGTGTTCTAATTGGACCCACTCAGGTATTTGTGGAAGTGGTCGCATAGTTTGCGAGTGACGTTGACATCTTGTACGCAATAATCTTGCATCTCTTGACTCCACTCTTGCCAGTCAGTGTCTTTACCAAAAGACCCTTTGTATTCACCCAGCCTGTAACCGTAAGACTCTAGCGAGTGCCTACCGTATAGCTGTAGTGGCATCTGTTTGAACTTTCTTGTTTGATCGATGTTGAGAATATCTGTGTGATACAGACGTGACAGCAACAACGTGTCTACAACCATGGCGGTTGGTGAGAACCACGAGTAAATCTTACGGAGACAAGGTATGTCATAGCCGATGACGTTGTGCCCCACAATGACGTCAGCATCTTCGAGCCTTTGGACACCACGGGTGATCGGCTCAGCGTTACCTTCATCGTTGTAAGCAATCGTCTCACCAGTCTCCTGCTCGTGAATAACAAGGCAGTGGATCTTGGTAACATCATTCAGGAGACCGTTGCTTTCTAGATCGAATACTAGAGTGTTTCCAGACATAAGTCTTGTCAACAAATTGTGCACGTTTCACCATCTCTGGCGTAGGTGGGTTAGGACGTTTAAGATCAGAAATCTGGGATGTATTCAGGCTCCGTTGTTGATTCAGTTTCATTAAATTTACAGGTGGATAAATCGTAATCTAGTAAGCACGCGACGCCAGTTTCGCCAGAATATCGATTCTTAAGGACTCGCACAGTCGTAGCATTGTGTTTAGATCCACTCTGCTGATTTCGTTCGAGTGCAATAACGCTATCTGAGAGCTGAGCAATTGCAGCTGAGCCGCGTAGCTGGCCGAGAGTAACTCTTGCTCCTTCTTCATGGTTTTTGTCTGATTGTGTTGTACGGCGGAGATGTGACACCAAGAACATGGCAATGCCAGTCCGTTCCACAAGACTGCGGAGACGGGTCATCGTGATGTCCAGCATCCGGCGCTCGTCACCATCTAGACCAGACAGAAGGATACTGAGGTGATCAAGAAACACGACACGAGTCTCAAGACCCGCTGCCATGTACTCGATACGATTGTAGATGTGATCTGGATCATAACTCCCAAAACCGTCAAACAAATGAAGATTCCAGTTAGAAATAGTCTGATCAAAATGCTCTGTCAGGTCTCGTTTGCTGTGTTCTCCAATGTGGAGGGACTTTCCGACTGCTGATGACATGAGTCCGAGAGCAGTACGGCGGTTAGATTCTTCAAGTGCCAGGTAACCGACCCGTTCTCCTGAATTAAGAAGGTCAACTGCGAGTTGACGACAGAAGGAGGATTTTCCGATGCCACTCCCCGCAGTAATTGTTGTAAGCTCCCCAAACCTGATCCCGTGAAGCTTTGTTTGTAGTCCTTGAAAGGAGTAGTCATGGTCGGCTGGGGGTGAGGGGGTTGTGACAACTTCGAGCAAGTCTTTGGCGTCTACAATCCCATCAGGTGTGTATTGTTGATGGTTGTAGTTGCATACAGCTCTGACAGCTTCTGCATCGCCAGCAGCTAAAGCCTCTGAGGCATCCTTGTAACCCTCTAGAAAGCCGATAAAGACTTTGCCAGGTGGTAAGACACCTGCAGCATCTTTAGACGCCTGTATGCCCGCAGGATCGTTGTCGAAAAATAGTACTACTTTGTCGTAGTGTGCAATCCATTCGTAGTTGTGTTGGATTGCTTTTTTGGCCGCGGCTGCACCGTTAGGAATGCTGACCACGTCCCAGGGCTGTGCCTCGTAGCAGGCCATAGCGTCCATTTCGCCCTCTGTAATTACAAGCTTCTTTTGTTTGCTTGTAGTCTTGTGGCGAAAGTTCTGCATACCAAACAAAGTTTTGACCTCACCTTCACAGCGAAAGTCTTTGTCCTTTGTTCTTACCTTAGCCCCAAGTAACTTTCCATCCACGTCATAATAAT